CAGAGATATTAACCTAACACCAAATGGTTCTGGTAAGGTTGTTGTGGGAACAAATGGTATTGAGTTTGGAGATGGAAGTATTCAGACAGCTGCTGGTGCAACACAAGGATTTTCAATTGCAATGGCGACTGCACTAGGATAATATAAATATATAAAAGGAAAAAACTATGGCAACACCAAATACAAAAGCATCTCTGAAAGAACATTGTCTTCGCAGTCTTGGTAAGCCTGTAATTGAAATAAATGTTGACGATGACCAGATAGATGATAGAATAGATGATGCACTTCAATATTTTGCACAGTACCATTATGATGGTGTTGAGAGAATGTATCTTAAACATGAAATTACACAGGCAGAAATAGATAGAGCAAAAACTGATGCGTCTGCTACTGCAACTGATAAAGTTGATAATAGTATAACTGCAACTTGGAAAGAAGGTAATAACTTTATACCAGTTCCAGACTCAGTTTTAGCAGTTGTTAAAATTTTCGATTTTTCAGATAAACATTCTTTGAATATGTTTGATGTTCGTTATCAGTTACGACTAAATGATTTATACGATTTCAGTTCAGAGTCAATTATACACTATGAAATGACACTCAGACAGTTAGATTTTCTAGACCATATTCTTGTTGGTGAAAAACCCATACGTTTTAATCAACACCAGAATAGATTGTATATAGACATGAACTGGTCTAATGATGTAACTGCTGGTGATTTTATTATCATAGAATGTTATCGTAAACTAGACCCAACAACATACACAGATATATTTAATGATATCTATTTAAAGAGATACACTACTGCACTTATCAAAAGACAATGGGGTGCAAACCTTTCAAAGTTTGAAGGAGTGCAAATGTTAGGTGGTGTTACATTAAATGGTGCAAAGTTATTTGAGGAAGCTCAACAAGATATCGAAAAGTTAGAGGAACAAATACAACTCGCATACGAACTACCACCGAACTATATGATAGGATAATTTGATGCCCACGAATGTATACTTCGATACTGGAACTAAACCAGAACAAACTCTCTATGAAGATTTAATGATAGAGCAGTTGAAGATATATGGTCAAGACGTATTTTATATTCCCAGAACATTAGTCAAAGAAGATAGTTTATTTGGAGAAGACACACTCTCTAAATTTGGTGACGCATATCTTATCGAAATGTATTTTGAAAACGTGGAAGGATATGAAGGTGAAAAAGAAATTATGTCCAAATTCGGTTTACAGATGAATGAGGATGTCACCTTTGTAGTTGCAAGAAGACGATTTGAACAATTAGTGTCACACGATTCTAATCTGATTGTAAAGACCAGACCGAATGAAGGTGACCTAGTTTATTTCCCAAAAGTAAAGAAGATATTTGAGATTACCTTTGTAGACCATGATGACCCATTTTATCAAGTACACAATCTACCAGCTTTCAAATTAAAGTGTAAAACTTTTGAATACTCAAGTGAAGACCTTGATACTGGGATTGCAGAGATTGATGCAATCGAAACAGATAATTCAGTTGATATGTTGTCGTTCCAGATTACTATGGAACAATCAAGTTCAACAACATTTAATGAAGGTATAGAACTTGAAGATGCAACTGGTAACCTAGAACTAGAAACACAAACTGGTGGAACTGATAATGTTATCGGTGAAGACGAAACTGGTGGTGACCAGATTGTTCTTGAAACTGGTGACTATATAATACAAGAGGCATTTGTTGTCGATACAATTGACGAAAATGCAATGAACGACTTCTTTGAAACACAAGATGATAATATCATTGATTTTACGGAGTCAAATCCGTTTGGTGATATCGGACAGAAATAGGATAATATAATATGTTAGGACAACAATTTTACCATGAAACTATGCGAAAGGTGGTTGTCGCCTTTGGTACTATTTTCAACAATATTAACATCGTAAGAAAGAATAATTCTGGTGCAGTGATACAAAGTATGAAAGTACCACTTGCATATGGGCCAAAACAAAAGTTTCTTGCAAGACTACGAGAAGACCCAAACCTAAACAAAAAGGTTGCGTTGACTTTACCTAGAGTTGGATTTGAAATCTCTGGTATTTCTTATGACTCTACAAGAAAATTAAACTCAATACAAAAAATTAAAAAAACAAATAGTTCTGAAGATGGTAAAACTATTTCATCACAGTTTATGCCTGTTCCATATAATATGGATTTTGAGATGGTTGTGATGGCAAAAAGTTCTGATGATGCGTTACAAATCGTAGAACAAATTCTACCATTCTTCCAACCAGATTATACAATTACACTCAATGATAATACTGCAATGGGAACAACAAGAGATGTTCCGATTGTTCTAAATAATGTTGCATATGAAGATTCGTATGATGGTGACTTTAATGAAAGAAGGGTATTGACATATACTCTCACATTTACTTCAAAGTTTTATCTATACGGCCCAGTTGTTGACCAGAAAGTTATCAAACAAGTACAAGTTGACCAATACACAGATATGCCTGTCAACGCACCTAAAAGGGAACAGAGGTATACAGTTACACCCAATCCCATCACAGCAGATGCAGATGATAACTTCGGATTCAATGAAACATCTTCCTTCTTTGAAGATGCAAAGAATTTTGACGAAACATCTGGTACGGATACTGAGGACGCATAAATAACATAAAGGAATAAGACATGGCAATCAGAAAAGTAGTTTCACGTTCCATCACAGATGGTACAATCGCAGCCGCTGATATCGCAAACACCACAATCACTGCTGGTAAGTTAGTTGCTGGTGCTGGTGGTGTTGGTTTCTTCCAAGGAGAAAATGGTAGTAGAGGTGACAGTTCTGCTGGTAAGGGTGATATCTTTCGTGTGAATGAACAAACTTTAAACACCAGTGTGACTATTGCATCTGGTGATAATGCATCATGTGCTGGGCCTTTGACTGTATCAACTTCTGGAACTGTAAACCTTACAGTCAACGGAAATCTTACGATTGTATAGGGGATAAAGAATGGGTTCAACATTAACAGTAGATAATATCGTAGGTGCAACTACAGCTGCAAATGTTAAGTTGCCTGCTGGTTCTATATTACAAACTCTCAGTACAACTAAAATAGATGACCATTTTCAATCTGCAACAACCAGTTTCGTAGATGTAACTGGAGTAACACTGACAATTACACCAAAATATAATACTAGTAAAATTCTTATTACTGTAAGTGGAGCTTTTAGTCACAATACATCATCAAGACTTTCGCTGTTTAATTTAGTGCGAGGTTCAACAGCTATAGGATTACCAACGAGTGCAAAAACTAATTCAGCAACAAGGGCAATGTATCATAACGGCACAGACCAACTGCATCAACTACACATTGAGTTTCTTGATAGTCCAGCAACAACTTCAGCAACGACTTATAAACTTCAAATGAGAACTAACGGCTCTGGTATTTTGTATATTGGAGATAGACCAAGTGAAGATACCAGACAAGGAACAACAATGACTCTGATGGAGATTTCACAATGAGTACCTTATTCGTAAACAATCTAAATACTGCAAGTGGTTCAACAATTACAGTTCCTACTGGTAAGAAACTGGCTGTAACTGATACTGGTGGACTTACAGCGCCTGGTATGGTTATACAGACAGTTCAAACTATCAACAGAACAACTGTGTCCACTTCTTCATCTACTTATGCAGAAGCAAGTACAAACTTTAGATGTTCTATTACTCCTAAGTTTTCTACCTCTAAACTGTTAATTACTGCAACTATTGGTATAAGTGGATTTAATAATGGTGGGAATGATTTACAATGTTGGACAAAACTTTATGATGTATCTAATAGTGCTGATATTTCATTCAGTGAAAGTCCATACAGAAACATTGATTATGGTGGTAGTGGCACTGGATTTTCAACAAGTCAGCCAACAATCATTTTGCAAAATTTTCCAAATGCAAATGAGATAACTATAACATGGTATTACAGAATGTCTGCTGGTGTTGGGATAGCCGCAAATGATGACCATAGATTAACACAAATTATGCTACAAGAGATTGCCCAATGAGTACACTCAAAGTCAGCACAGTAAGGAATAGGACATGGCATCAACAATAAAAGTAAATACAATTCAAGGTGCATCTAACACTGCAACTACTATCAAAACAAATGGTGGCACTGATGCAGTTACTATCAATACTACTGGCAAAGTGGGCATCGGCACAACTAGTGGAACAGGCAAACTCACTGTTCAAGATACTTCTTTTCCTAAGATACAGGCTAATTATCAAGGTTCAAAACATTTGGAATTGGGTGTTGGTGGTACTGGGTGTGGCTTGTCAATGACTACTGGTCATTTTATGACATTTAATCATCAACCAGTTGCAAATGCTGGTACTGATACTAATTTATCAGAACGCATGAGACTTCAAAGTGATGGTAGACTTAGCTTAGGTACTTCTACAGCAAATGCAAAATTGTATGTATATGCTAACAGTTCAAGAAGTGAGTATAGTGGTGGTTGGATTAGTAGACTTCACAACGATGGCAATGCTAATAATTTATATGGTTTGGAAATAATGGTTGGTAAAGATGATGGTTCAGGCACAAACTCTGCAATTCGTATAGCTACTGGTGATGGTAGTGACCAAGGTGAAATCACTTTTTCTGGTGGTACAGTTACTTATGGTGCATTTACTGCTATGCACCATTGCATAATTCCAGACGCAGATAACACTCCAACATCATTAGAAAATGCGTATCCTTATGGAACATTACTAGAGGTAACATCAATTGAATACACAAAACTAAAAAGTACTGGTGCTGATACTGAAAGGGGGATTGTGTATAATGTTAAAAAAACACAATCTGCAAATAGTAAAAAAGTTCTTGGTGCTTATGGTAGTTCTATGAATCAAGGCCCAAATGATGAAACAAATATGCATCAAGTATTAGTATTAGGTGATGGTCACATACTATGTAACAATTCTGGAGGTAATATATCAATAGGTGATGGTATATGTTCTTCAAGTACAGAGGGAATAGGATGTAAAGCCACAGCAAACCCATCAATGATTATTGGACTAGCACAAGAAGATATAACATTCAGTGGTAGTGAAACAAAATTAGTAGCTGTGCAGTACGGATTACGACAGTTTACACCTTGGAGTTAAAACAAGAGTTATAAATATAGAAAAGAATTAAATAGGAGAAACTAAAATGGCAACAGTCTCAGAAGCATTACAAGAACTCAAAATCACAGAGTGGGTACTGCGTGGAGAACCTAAAACTGAAGACGAGTTCAAAGAAATGTTCAGAAAGGTTACTGGTGCAACATCTGATAATACTGCAATCGAATCTGCTGACACTACAAAGTGGGGTGTAACTTGGAAACAAGTATCAGATAAGATGACTGCAATTGACACAGCTGCACCTATGAAAGAACTTCGTAGACAGAGAGATGCAAAACTTGCTGAAACTGATTGGACTGCACTCGCTGATGTAACCATGGCAGATAATATGAAAACCTATCGTCAAGCACTTCGTGATTTACCAGCATCTTCTGATGGTAAGAACGCAACATTGAAAGATGGGGTTTTGGAAAATGTCAAATGGCCTCTGAAACCAGCGTAAACGTACTTGATAATGTATTAGGAATAACTGATGTTGTGGAAACATCAACCTCTACAGTAACTTTACCAGAGGTAAAAGTTCCAGAGGAAATAGATAATGATTATGAGTATCAACGTAGAAATTTCTATCAGTTGATTGAAAGAGGACAAGACGCAATAGATGGAATACTTGAACTTGCAAAAGAAAGTGAAACACCACGTTCATATGAAGTTGCTGGTAATATGATTAAACAAGTTGCAGATGTCACAGAAAAATTAGGTGAGTTACAATTAAAGATGCAGAAGTTGAAAGAAGTACCAAGTAACGCACCAAAAAACGTAACAAATGCATTATTCGTAGGGTCTACGTCAGAACTACAAAAGATGTTAAAAGGAAAATAAAATGAGTACATTAACAACTTTAGGAAACGCAGCCATACAAGGTGCAAGTACAACTCTCGCAAACGCAGACGTAAACAAAGCAGCTGGTGGTGATACACTTATTGTTTTTGATACGTCTGCATCTGCACTCAAGAGAGTGAGTGCATCTGGTCTTGGTGGAGGTAAATTTCTTGGAGAAGGTGCTGGTGGTGCTGGAGATATTATTCGTGTACATGAAAACGAACTAAACACAAGTGTTGCAATTGATTCAAATAATAACGGATTAGCTGCAGGGCCATTGACAATTGCAAGTGGAGTAACACTTACAATCAATGGTGAACTTTCGGTGGTATAGACATGAGTAAGATTACAGTCACAACAATAGCAGGACAAACATCTGGTTCAGATGCAAACACAGTCAAGATTGAGTCTGGTGATACTCTTGCAGTTCAAACAAATGCGACTGTAGGTGGTACTCTTGGTGTTACTGGTGCAACAACTCTTACTGGTGACCTAACAGTAGATACTTCAACACTTAAAGTTGATAGTTCTAATAACAGAGTAGGCATAGGTACAACTTCTCCAAGTAGTGTTGTAAACATACAGTCTACCAAAACAACTGCTTTATCTTCAGAAGCACACTTCACAACACTTGGTTTGTGTATTGATGATGATACAGCGTTTAATACTGCACTTGCTGGTGGTGGTATTGCGTTTAGACACAAAAGAAACAGTAGTGGAGTTATGAACACCTATGCAGCTATTGACGGAGTAAGGATAGATAATGCTTCTGATAGGTATGGAGGTTTTCTAAGATTTTTTACTAATAACGACAGCACTGGTGTGCCTTTAGAACGCATGAGAGTTGATAGCAGTGGGCGTGTGGGGATTGGAACTGGTTCAAGTACCTTAACTTCTCAACTGAATGTTGGAACTGTTGGAGCATCTTCTATAGGTGGCGATGGA